GCTGAAGCACTCAGCTATCACGACTGGAACACAGTGATCAAGCACAAGGAGCTGTTCTTGCAGCTCGTCGAAGAAGCGATCGAGAACGAATCCGATGAGCCGATGATCTTCTTCGAGAGCCTAATAACGCTGGTCGAGAAAGAACTCGCAGAAGTGCCAGACACAAAAAAAACCAGCGGTGATCATAACCTCACCGGAATCCGGGAATTCTTTTCGCACGACCCTATAAGAGATGCGCTGGAGGCTCACTTCCCGGATCTCCGCTTCCCCACGCTGGACCGCAAATGAAAATCCAGCCGCTGGGAAAGCGATGGATCATGAAATTTAACTACGGCCCACAGACCTTTGAAGGTCGTCTTGCCTCACGGCAGTCTGCCTGGAAGCGGGCCAACGAAATCATGTCAGCTATGGAGGCTGGCGACACACTCACACTCACACTAGAAGGTACCCAGAATGAGCGAAGTAACAAAACTCGAAACACCAAATAACCTCACTCCAATGCAGTTGATTAACATCGTTGTCAAGAACGGGGCAGGGCTTGACCAACTCGGCCAACTGATGACTTTGCACCGGGACTTTGAACGGTACGAGGCGGAGAAAGCATTCAACTCCGCTATGTCTGCGTTCCAGGCCGACCCGCCCGAAATTTTCAAAAACCAACATGTCGAATTTGGGAACACCAAATATGACCACGCCACTCTTGACCACGCGGTGGATCAGATCCGCGAGAAGATGAAGGCCTTGGATCTAATGTTTACCTGGGACGTCGAAGCGTTAGACGACGGCGATCAACGTGTGACGTGTGTCATTCGACACAAACTCGGTCACTCAAGCTCGACCGCGATCAAAGCACCGCCCGACAAGTCAGGGCAGAAAAACACGGTGCAAAGCATCGCGAGTACGATCACCTATCTTCAAAGGTATACCCTACTTGCAGCCACGGGATGTGCGCCAAAGCATTTGACCCCAGACAACGATGGCCGACCGCTGCCGACGACTGACGGCGCAGACGCGAAAGAGAAAGAACTTTTTTTCAAGCGCGTCAGAAGCCTTTGCAAATCGCAACAACTACCCATCGCGGAATTTTGCAAAACAATGCGGATTAAAAAGGTCGAGGATTTGCCAGAGGGGTCGTGGGATCTCGCCGTCAAAAAGCTGGGAGACCGAGCGAAGAAGCTGGCGGCAAAGAAGTGAGTATCGTTGAGCACAACTTCGACCAATACTCAGATGAGTTCTGGGCTCTCAAACTTGGACGGCCATCGGCATCCAAGATCGCTAAAAGCATCTTGAACTCCCAGGGTAAGCCCGCGGCGGGACAGACCACCTACATGCACACCCTATTAGCTGAAGATATGGCAATGACTCAGCTCGACTCCTATCAGAACGACGCGATGAAACGTGGCCTGGAAATGGAGCCCGAGGCCGTATCCTACTACGAATTCATCACCGACCAATCAACGAGCGAGGTCGGTTGCATTACAAATGCGTCGGTGAACGAGCACGTCGTGATCTCACCGGACAGGTGGACCCCTGGAAATAAAGTCCCCGGACTTGAGGTCAAGTGCCCTGGACCACCCAACCAGATCGCCTATCTCCTCGGCAACAAATGCCCGCCGGAATATTTCCCCCAGGTCCAATGTTCCATGTGGATCACCGAGCAGGACCACTGGGAATTTGTGAGTTATCACCCCGATCTAAACTGTTTGGTGATCACGGTCGATCGCGACGATGCCTGGATAAAACTGCTCGCCGACGAGATGGACAGGTTCATGGAGAAGCTCGAGCAGAAGAAACAGAAATTGGCGGCATGAAGGGGGGAGTGTGAAAGGCGGAGTGGCGTCTTTGAGTTCCAGGATCGCCCCCCGGAGTAACCCTTCTAAGGTTCTGGCGCACCCACTCACTAATTTTAATTGGAGATCACAATGAAAGGCGTTAACAAAGTTTTTTTATTAGGCAACGTTGGGCGCGACCCCGACAGTCGGCAAATGCCAAACGGCGACCTCGTTTGCAATGTGTCGCTGGCGACCAGCAAGAGCTGGAAGGACAAAGCCACAGGCGAAAAGGAAGAACGCACCGAATGGCACCGCCTGGTGTTTAGGGGGGCGCTCGCTGAAATCGTCAGCATGTACGTCAAAAAGGGGAGTCAAATCCACATTGAAGGTGAACTGCGAACTCGCGAGTGGGAACAGGACGGCGTCAAGCGTTACATGACCGAGGTTCATGTCGGCGAACTTGCCATGCTGAGTAAAGTTGGCGAACCCCAAGCAAAACAACCCGCAACCCAGGACGACTTCGACGATGACATCCCCTTCTAGCCTGGTCACTGTGCCAAACCGCGCTAACCGTCGCAAAAACGTGCCCGCATCTTATTTTCAACCAAGAGGAAAATCAAATGGACGATTCTTTTAACCCCTATACCTATAACTGCTTATTCGCTGGGAATTACGATGGCGATTCGGTCACGCTAGATATCGACCTCGGACTCAAAATTTGGAAGCTCGGCGAAAAGTGTCGGCTATGCGGATTAGATACCCCTGAACTGAAAGGCCCACTGCGAGACTTCGGTAAGCTCGTGCGCGATGAACTCGAGAAGCTAATCAAAGGCCGGGTGAAAGACGGCTGGGAGCTTTATTGCGAGACGAGTCTGGACAAAGACGGAATGTACGGGAGACTACTCGTCACGCTGCACCTGGTCAAGGACAGAAACTTGCGAATCATGCAAGCGATGAACGTCAACGAGTGGCTGATCGATCAGAAATACGCAGTCATCTACGACGGCGGCTCTAAACGAGGGATCGCCGATAAGCATCTTGAAAATTGGGCACTGGTTTCAAAAAAAGAAGAAACACGGCACATGACAGTCTAGGGGTAGGCAACCCAGGTCGCGTACCCAATAACATTGGTAAATCCAGACGGCTGAAGCGTGAACCCGTCAGAGTCCAAACTGCTGATGTAGCCTGAACTTTCGACAGACACGGCATTGTTAGTTAAAAACCAGGCCGAGCTTGCCTTTAGACCGGCTTGGTGGTTAGCGCCATCGACTCGTATCCAGGTGCAATGAGACGTACCGATGGTCCCGTTTGAGTATCCAGACGACGTGGCCGTGTAGGTATTACCCGATGACGATTGAGACACCGCGTGCAGCTCGATTAGTCGAGGTTTAAAACCAACCCCGGTGACCGCGTAGCTGGTTGTCTGGTTTAAGAGTGTAACCGTGCCAGCCACCGGCTCTTCAACTGCGAGAGCCCAGTTCGTTTTGCCAGTTGGAGTATTGCCAGAATTGCTGCCAGCGGTGCTGCGATAGAATTTACCGCTGTAAGAAACAATGTCGCCTGACGAGTAGGTTCGGTTAGTGTTCCACTCTGCGATCAGGTTGATCTGCTCCCACTGAACCGGCGATGTCGTCGGATCATTGCTCGTGTTGCTTGCAGTCAGTGAGCGGTAGTAAGCGTTGTTGCTCGCCCTGGCGATATCACCGATCGCATAGGTCGTACCATTCGACCAGGTTCCCCAGGGCATATCGACGCTATCTTCTCCCACGGGATCGCGCTGCCAGATTTGAACGTCATCACTGTCCAATAGTGAGACACGGTAAGTCCCGCTAAGATAAATGTTTCCAGCCCGCCCCGCGCTGTCCAGGACAACCGGGTTCGCGTTCGCCGAGCTCATCGCGGCAGACGTGTAGGTATCTTTTAGGGTGTCGCTGCCCGCTGCTGTGAATTTTAATTTGCCACCCGAGAGAATTGTCCCGGAATTGTCAAAAAACTGAGTAACTGGATTTGTGAAACGTGGCATTTAGCTTCCTATTGTCGGTCCTATTTTCTTTCCGCCCAAGTTGTGTTTTCTTCATCCCACCAATACAGTGTGCTGCCGTCTGATTCAGGATAAGCAATAGGCGGCTCCCATAAATATGTTGTGCTGTCTAGGCTCCATGACGGAAATGGCTGGGGAGCGTGGAATCCGGTCCCGTCATAAACGTAGCCTATACTTGCAAAATTTTTACGCTCCCTCGCCTCATCGCCGTTAATGACGGATTGATCGGCGACAGGGGCATTTGTTGCAGGATCGTAGTAAAACCCCCCGCGCATATTGTAAGAAGTTTTAACCCATGCTCCTTCTTGTGTAGCAATAAAATCAGGTTCTGCAACAATTACATTTGTTACTATATTATTTTCTACTTTTGCAAAATGACTCATCCTGTATAGCTCCCAGAACTCGTGTATTGTAAAACAGTGTAAGACCCGTCCGTACTAGAAGTAGGGCTACCTGTCGTTGTTCCGCTATAATTTGCAGTTGGTATTCTAAGAATAACTTTTCCAGAGCCTCCTGCAGCAGGAGCAACATTACTTCCTGAAAAATAACCAGAGTGGTTTCCGCCTCCGCCACCTCCGGTATTTGCGGCTCCAGCGCTAGGATACCCTCCGCTAGCGTCGTGATCAGCCCCGATTCCACCGCCTCCGAGACCTCCAGCAGCATTCGTACTATTATGGCTTCCACCTCCGCCTCCGCCAGCATAGAAATAGGTATTTCCAGTTATACTATTCGTATATCCAACACCTCCAGCACCTCCAGTAGATCCAGTTTGAGCAGTAACACCGTTACCCCCTGCTCCTGCACCTCCCCCGCCTCCATTTGCACCAGATTCAATACCCCCAGAGGTATAATTAGTGGTAGTACCATTAATTGTCTTATTTGAGGCACCGCCGTAAGGCTCCAAATAGCCGCCTCCATTATCATTAGTAGTAGCATATGAAAGCGCAGAAGAATTCCCTCCATCATTTCCATTAGCCCCAAAAGCATTAAACCCAGGAGAAGCACCGCCAGCACCTACAGTAATTGTATTGCTGCTTCCAACTGCAACTGCGATACCTGTTTGATATATTGCCTCTCCTCCACCACCTCCATGTCCAGAGTGTGTGTTCGATGAGCCAGCGCCCCCTCCTCCAATTAACAACAAATCAATATCGTATGATGGAATTTCCGGTACGGCAGCAGCCAGCATCATCATTACACCGCTCATCAGATGTTTCCGGTGAGGACACAAACGGTGCCAGAAAGAAAGAGGATAGTTGCTACGCCTCGGGTTGCCAGAGTGGCAGTAGCAATGTCTGCATCAGTGCCAGCCTTGTAGGCAGTAGCAATGGTGCAAGTGATTGTCCTATCCCCAGTCGTATTGTTGAAAATGGAGATCGCATCCCCTGCGCTGAAAACTGAATTAGGAATCACAACAGATCCGCCGGAACCGATCCCAATAAAATTACCTACATCACCGGCTACTAAAGTGTACGCGGTTGTTTTGTCGGAGCCAGATTGTGGGATAGCCCGGACCGCACCATCCGAATCATTTATTGTAGTGAAGGTGCCCGCCGCTGCTGAACTGCCACCAACGACTGCCCCATCAATGGTGCCGCCGTTAATATCTACGGTAAGACTACCAGCCAGTTGATCTGAACCGACCGCGTCATCTGCGATAACTACTGAAGTAACTTTTGTTAGTGCCATGTCTAGCTACCTAAAGTTGGTCTAGTGTCTGGAAAGTCTCCGGTAGAGGGCCAGTCTCTTAATTCTTGTCTATAGGTTTTATAGGCCGCGTGTTGGGGATGGTCTGTTACAGGGACAATCCAATCAGTATCTTTTAATTCTGTATCTCTCCATGCTTTTTCTGTTTGTGCTGTCTCTGAAGCATTAGGAACCCGCAGGGCCTCTAATTCATAACTTGCATATTGAGCTTTAACGAAGTCTTCTTCAGCTACTACTCTGCTGACGTTCCCGTCACTGTCTGTTACACGGTAAATGCTCATTACAATATATCCAGAATCGTTACAACAACCAAACCGGAACCGCCAGCGCCGCTTTGAGTAACATTAGAACTCGCCGCATATGAGGTGATTGCGCCACCCCCAGCCCCAAAACTACCCGCTCCACCGTACCCATTTTGAGAAGAATATTGAGAGTCATAGTAGTTAACGCAAGCCCCCCCTCCGCCACCAAAAAGGCCCCCAACCATATAATAATAGTTGGCAGCGCCACTACCCCAGTTCCCAGAACCCCCGGCTCCGGGGCCAGAACCTCTTGTCTGTACTACCGTTCTTCTACTGCATACCCCATTTAGCCCGTGAAAAATACTGGTGGAGAAACTTGTGTTTGAATGAGTAGTATCATCGGCTGAACCGATCCAAGCGGTACCCACGGTGGTCGTTGTATTCACCCAAGCATCATTACTATTATAATTTTCATAATCAAGTAAGTTGGTGCCAGCGCTAACGGTCCCGTTGATATCCTTTATCTTGCCACCAGAAAAGTCATTAGATGCATCGGGTCCATCTTCGCTTCCGCCTCCGCCACCAGCGATAGAAAGAGGCCATTGACTCCCTGAGCCACTAGTCCCTCCTGTAACAGTAGCATCCCCGCCTCTACCGCCTAGACCCGCACCGCCAGCCATAGCCATTCTCCAGTAGCCAGCGGTACTTAATAAGGCATTTCCACCTCTATGAGCTGTTCCTAAAACACCGGCAGCACCGCCGCCTCCAGAGGCCCAGTCTGCACCGGAACTGCTAACTGGGGCACTAATTGTCGCACTACCCCCGGCCCCCCCAGTGACGTTCCATATATTACCTCCAGAGGCTGCTCCTCCTGTGCCCCCGGCCTGAACAGATACGGCACCATTAGCTACAGCTTGAGCCCCCCCATTACCTAAATTAGCCGTCATATCAGTAATATCAGAACCAGAAAAAACACTATTAGCTCCGCCATCATTCCCTGCTGCACCGCTCACACTCGCTCCTCCAGCACCTACAGTAATTGTATAAGTAACAGAAGAACTTAATACTAATAAACTTTTAGCGCAGCCCCCTGCGCCACCGCCAGATGCAGCCTGAGATTGGTTATTGGCACTGTTCCTAGCAGACGCTCCTGAACCTCCGGGGCCTATAACTGTTACATAAGCTCGACAATTAAAAGGAGGAGACCATGTTGTAGAACTAGCAAACACACGCTCCATTATTACTGCTTCGTTACTTGCATATAAACTTGATGTAGATGCCATCTTTAACCTCCCGCTGGTAGCCAGCCAACTGTGGCGTCCATGTATTTAATGCTTGTTGACCAATTCTTTGTATCAATCGTTCCGTTTGCATCTGCTCTAAAAATCTTCTCGCTCCCCGACTGCGTTAACGTCAGATTATTAGTATCAAACGTCCCGTTATAATCAATAATGCCGATAGTGTCCCCCGCACTGCCGGAAGGTAATTGGATGGCGAATGCCCCACCACTTGTATTGCATAAGTATTGATTACCAGCAGCGGCGGTAAATCCAGATGTTTGGACAGCCACTAGCGTTAACCCGCCACCGGCTGCTGCGTCCTCAAACGCTGGAGGGCTCCCCGCGCCAGTGCTTGTAAGAACTTGCCCGTCTGTGCCTGGGCCTACAGCTATTGGGTCGCCAGACGCATCATAGGTTATGATCTGACCATCGGTTCCGCCCGCCATCTTCGCCAGGGTTACCGCGTTGTCCTGGATCTTCACGGTAGATACACTGTCATCCGATGGCACGCCGATGCTGTTCTGCGCGTACACCATGACCTCGATATCGGTCGCGGGGGGTGCGGTGCTGAATGTCAGGGTTGTGCCCGAGACTGAATAGGTATCTTTCTCTTGGTAAACACCACCCAAAAAGACCTGGGTGTTATTCTCGTTGAGCGGATTGCTTGAAAGTGTGAAAGCCGTTGCGATGTTATTGCCGGTGAACGAGTTGAGCTTAATGTCAATCGCACCACTACCACCGCCCCCGATCTCACCCCAATCGCTCCCGTCGTGCCCCTCGAATTGTGACAACGTGCTATTGAATCTGAAGTATCCCGCCGCCGGACTGCCAGGTCGCTGCGCGGTCGTGCCGGTACTTACATGGATCGCATCTGTCGCAGAGCCAACGTCCAGGCTGACATCGGGTGAGGCATTCAGCACGCCGACCCGGTTGTTGGTGGAGTCAACTTTAAATGTGCTCGTGTCAACGGTCAGATCACCAGTAACAATCGCGCTGCCAAATGTGACCCCAGCCGAGGTTGCTACATCCTGGCCGATAGCCATAGTGACGTTATTACCCGAGGCCGTTGATGTTACTCCGGTTCCGCCGAGTAGGCCGAGAGTTTCTGAAGCAAGCGTAATTGCTATGGTGGTGGTGCCGTCTGAAACGTCCAGCTCACCACTTCCTGCTGACGCATCGACATAGGTCTTAATCGCTTTTGCGGACGCGAGAGTGTCATCGCTCGAGGAAACAGACGCCAGATCAGTATCTAAGACGCCAGACTTGAGATTGTCCACTTCCACATTCGACAGCGTGTTGTTGTCTACATCGATTGTTTTGTTGGTCAGGCTTTGTGAGCCAGCCAGAGTCGCGACGGTCGAGTCAATAGCTATTGAAACTTTCTGAGCGGAGCCTGTGGTGTCGATCCCGGTGCCGCCCTCAACAGTCAAACTCTGGCTGTCCAGGTCAACGCTTTGAGCGCCGCCGGAGTCGCCCTGGAAATCCAAATCTTCACCCGTGACTTGAGCGTCAACATAAGTTTTGATGGCCTTGGCGCTCGCCAGTGTATCGTCAGAGCCTGAGACTGACGTCAGATCCGTATCCAGTACGCCAGACTTTAAATTGTCAGTCTCGACGTTTGACAGTGTATTGTTATCAACATCAATCGTTTTGTTCGTAAGCGTCTGAGATCCGGCCAGCGTTGCAACCGTCGAATCAATCGCTACAGATATCTTTTGTGCCGAGCCGGTCGTGTCAATCCCCGTCCCGCCTTCAACGGTCAGGCTTTGACTGTCGAGGTCAACACTCTGCGCCCCACCGGAGTCACCTTGAAAGTCGAGATCCTCTGCCGTGACCTTGGTGTCCACGTAGGCTTTGATCGAGGCTTGCGATGCAACGGCTGTCGCGCTGTTCGAGGCCATGTCCGATTCAGTCTTAAAGGCGTTAAACGCTCCACCACTTGATAGCGTAATGCCGCCATCTTTCAGGCCGACACCGTCCACGCTCACACCATTCGCCGCGGTCGTCTCAGCAACAGTATTAGTTGTGATCTTTTGGCCGGAGGTCACGATGATGTCGTTTGCAGCCGTAATGTTACCCGACGCCAGAACGTCGGCCAGGGAGGTCGCCCCGGTTATGACCGGGTTCTGCACCGGGTCGCGTTGCCATATTAGAGTATCAGACGAATCTCTAAGCTCGACGCGGTAGGTCCCGTCCAGGAAGATATTGACCGTCGCCCGGCCAGCGGAGTCCAGGACGATCGGGTTAGTGTTCGCGGTCGTGAGCCCGCTTTCCTGGTAGGTATTTTGTAAGGTGTCGGAGCCAGACGCTTTGAAGTACAACTTCCCGCCGGCCAGGACTTCGCCTGACGAATCGAAAAACTGTGGACCATAATTTAGAAATCTATAAGGCACCAGGATTCTCCTCGCTTTGCATTGCTCCCAGCCCAGCGGCCAAACCACCCGCACCGTACATCGGCATGTTGGCTCTAACGAACCCTTCTAACACTTCATCTTGTGACTTTCCCGTGACTCGAGCAGTTCGTTCAATCATCTCGTTGAACCACTGCATCATCGGCTTACCCTGGCTTTGCAGAATTTGCGTGTACTCTTCCGTTCCAGGCTCAATCCCACGTTTTTCTGCTTCTGCCCTGCCCTTAAATCCTGCCCAGGCAGCGTCTTGCATATTTGCCGGGCTCAATCCACGTTTCGCTGCCTCATCTGATACCACGTTTTCAATAACGCCATAGGTCAAGTTGGGCGGTGCTTTATATTTGCCATCGTACATTCCGAGCGTCATTTGCTCGTCAATCGTAGCTCTATCAACATCGCCCAGGAAATTAGCCGAGAAATTATGACGCTTTGGATAGTCTCCAGGTGTTAACCCGACGCCCTCGTTGATTAGCTTGTCGTAAATCTTCATGTTTCCAGAGACGTAGCGGCCACCGATAGGGTGCGGCATGTTATATGCGTTAGTGGGCGGGGACTTACCCTTACCCCTTAGAAAATTCCCATATGCAGCCATTGCCAAATTTGCACCAGGACTGGCACCGCCAGTAGTTGCGGCCATCGCATCAGCAAATCTTTCTTTGTACATCTTAGAGCCTTCGTCAGGCCCTAGTATGTCTATGAATTTGTCCTGGAGCTGTCCCGTTGCGTACCAATCTCTACTTAGATCGTTAGCCGCCTCGTCATAAGCCCTGTTGAGTGAGCTCCTCGCATCTGGGGTATCAAATAGTGCTACTTTTTCTGCTCGTTTTTCTGGCGTCTTAGCGAGCGTATCTGTCAGCGTATTCCCTGGAAGGTCATAGTAAGAAGGGTCGGCGTAATACCTCTCACTAAGCGGAAAATATTCTTCGTAGATTCCAGGCTTTATAATTTCCGCATTTATCGCTTCTCTTTGTTTTTGCAGTGCCAGTTCTTTTTTTGATAATCCTTTGCCTTTGAATTCCTTGCCCGTTTTCTTATCAACCTGAACTACTGGCCTACCAGGTTTTGGGTAGTCTCTTGCTAAAGGGGACTCGCTGCTTGGAGATCCTTTACGCACGCGAGATGGGTCTGCAACTGCTTGAGCAACAACTCCTTCAGGAAATTCTTGATTAGGAGATTGTTCTCGAAACCGAAAAGAATCAAATCCCTCTGCTTGTAAATCCGCTAAAACGTCTGTATCTAAATTATCTAAAATTTCCCAATCTTCATCGTACCTGGCGTCGTAATCAAAATTTTTTCTGCCGACTTGCCCTAAATCAGCAAAATAATCTTCAGCAGAATCGTATCCCCCTATTTCTGCGTTGCCTTTCCATCCGCCCTTATCATTAAACATTTTTATTAATTTTTGTTTATGCTTCGGATTGCCTACAGAATCAAACTGTTTTCCTTTTTTTAAATAATATTCAGCAACTGGCAACCCACCAGTGGCAAAATGTTCTGCATAGGCAGGGTCTTCAGAAAAATAAACTAATCCGGCTCTACCTGGCTCAAATTCACTAAAAGGAGCACTGCTTCCGCTGCCATGATAAAGCGGCTTATCGCTACCAACGCCGCCAGACTGATAGCGGCCAAGTCCTCTTATCCTGCCGCCGCCGCCCATCTCCATCATGCCAACGAGCGCAGCCAACGATCCTGCTGCTAAAGCAGAACCCGCTGTTGTACCGGCAGTGTCCTGGAGCGCGGGCACAACTCGGTCGCGCCAATAACCAGGCATATGATCTAATCCGATCGCACTAGCAGCGGACTGGAAACCTTGTCCAATCGCGTTCAATGCTTTTCTCCCAGCCTCAGTTCTTGGCTGGTATGTCATCCTTGAGGTCATGCCCTCAACCGCGTCTGGATCATTCGTAGCCAGCGCGGTGAGCCCGGCGATAGGCTCTGCGATCGCTCCACTTGTTATCGTCGAACCTACATCGATCGCAGCATTAGCGTAAGTCGATAAAACGTCCTGTATCTCCTCCAGGCTCATCCCATCCGGGAAGCTGATCTTCATTCCTCCTGAATCAACGATTGGCACGTAACTCTCCAGTTTCAGGGTCATAAGTTAGATCAGGCGCTACTGTTCCCGCGGCTGTAGTCGCGATTATTGGTGGAGCTAACCTCGGCAGTTCTGTCGCACCGCGAGCGGCACGTACAAACAAATTTGGATCATCAGGGATAGAGTCGCCTACCTCGTCCCGATAAGTGATTCTGCTTAAATCTTGGCGCACGTCATCGTAATAATTGCGAGGCATTTCCCTTCTCGCCGTAAGAAGACGGCGCATTCTGCGTAACTTTTCTACTTGATCCCTGGTTCTTCTAACTTGCTCGCCACCAGGCGTTGTCCTGTCTCTTAAAGAATCGCCAATGGCTCTGCTAACGGCTCTACCGCCCCTTTTTATAAAGCCGCCAGAGGAACCGGGATCTCTAAAAACGTCGCCGACGCCCCGAGAAATTTGAGTTCTAAAAGAAGATCCAGCACTAGGCTCCGGGCCGACAGTCTCATCTAACGCATCAGCGAACCTAATCAAAGTCATCAGGTCGTTGTTGTCCCTGTCAGCGGGATCTAGGAACTCATCGACTACCTGGTCTATCTGACGCACGGCCTTTCTGATATCCCCTCGTTGCTGCCTGTTACTTATAAGTCCTTTAAGTTGACCACCTAGCTTTGTTGCAGCCTCTGGGTCTTCCATATCGATCCTGGAGCCAAGGAACCTTTCGAGGTCTTTTACTGCGCCGACAGCCATAGAGTATTGCCGATTAGCCGCTGCATAATCTGACGTCAACCTATTATTTTCACCGATTAGGAGTTGACCACTAGAAGATTCTTTCGTGCCAATCTTTTTAAGATAATCATCAACGTCGGCTCGCAACCTTTTAACAACGATCTCTGCGTCAGCGTCCAGACCCTCGGCCTGTTTGGTATAAGAAACGGTATTGTCGATCCACCTTTTTAAGTAATGGAGATCCCTGGCGTCTCGGAGAGGGGTTGTTTCAAGCCTTTTAAGGACTCTTCCTATTAACCTCTGTCCACCCTCTGAAAGGACTGATTGGCGAAGATCAAAAACTATGCCTGTATCTGGATTCCTTATAGCTGGAATGTCTAAGTCTTCTAGACGGCTAATAAATTTTTCGCCGACTTCTGTAATACCGTCTATTTTTAGGCCGCGGAAATACTTGTTAGCGATTCTGTCTATATCTGCGCCAGCCGATCGCCTCAACTGCTCGGACTGCTTTAATCGCTTATTAAGGATTCTTCCTGGCACATCAAAAGCTCGATCAACATCGTCCTGACCCAACCTAATAATATTCTGACGAGTGTCGTTCATACGCCGCATTAACCTTCGGTCGGCTTCTGAAGCATTCTTGATGTGGTTTATTTTGGTAGGGTCAAACCCGGCATCTATCGCTTCTATTGCCTCAATATCTCGAACCAGCATCCCCTCGGTATTCATTTTCTGGGTCGCTAGTTCTACATCCGTTGACCCCATGAACGCACGTTGGTTCTTCTCTCTAACGGAGGGAGTCATCTCTCTTATGGTCGTGCCCACTCTTGTAAGGGGATAAGCGCCACCCGCTAAAACCGGGGGCAAATAACGCTCTGCCACCCTGCTCATAAGATCCAGGTATTCAGCGCCCTTTTCGGTGCTCGGGGTGACAAGGCTTTCATACCCTGGGATGCTTGCCACAGACTCAGTCCACTCCAGGCCCTCTTGGCCGATTCTATTCGCGGCGTCTTGGGTTCCGTATAACCCCTCCGGGTATTCTTTTATAAGCTCCGCGCCTTCTGGCATAGGCTCAGACATATCCTGGAACTGAACATCGTCACCGATTCGGATCTCCCTAGTCGGTGTGTTAGCTCTTAGAATTCCCCTTCCCATTCCGTATAAAGTCCCAAGCATTTGTGGAACGACAAGAGGCGCACTGGCAGCGGTAGTCGTTGCAGCATCAGCAACTCCTCGCCAATCTAATCCGTCAGGCTTCGGCAGTGACTCACCGTCAGGAATTGCCCTGCCGAGGTCATCGACAAAGTAGGTCTTACCCTCCTCGTCCATGCGAGGTATATCGGGGTTGGCCTTTACCTGTTGCGCCAGGAGCTCCCTTAAAGTAGGCACTAATTAGACCCTTGCAAATGCGCCATTACTACCGTCTTTGCAGGACCATCGGAAAGCGTTTCGGCTATGGTTTGCAAATCTTTTTTACTGAAATCATCTAGGTCAACTTCACTGGTCATTAGCCAGCTCTCCAGGTTTTCTCGATCACCTAGCATTGCGTTCATCCAGGGGTTGACCTTAGTCCCAGTTTTTTGCGGCGTCTTATGCCAATCAAATAAACCGCCAACCAGTCCGGGGTAATCTTCAAAAACCAGTTTTCTTACTGGCTCTAGGGCTTTATTCCTAAACTCGTCGGACTGACCCGAATAAACGGATTCATTAAAAGCCTTGAACCGCTCCTGGTAACTAGGGGTTTTAGCGTCAAGTATGGTTGATACAGTATTAACAAAATTTCCGATATTTATATTATCTGGGTTCAGCGGATCTCTAATTGTTTCTAACTGCCCCGTAAGACTGTTAATCTGCTCGGCCTCAAATCCCTCTCCTTTCATCATGTCCGTAACGATAGCGATGCTTGAAGCGATAGGATCTCTGACGTTGATGGCAGTCCTCATGTCGTCAGCTCTTACCGCGAGGCCAGGCTCCAATAATTGAACTAAACTAACGATGGCTCCCGCTACGGACTGTTGGTTGCCGCCCTGTATGTCTTGTAGCAATCCGCTAATTTTTCTGGCCGTTTCCGATGCGTAAAAAGCATCCTTCTGTAGCGTCTCAGATCGCTTTTTCACCGAGGATCGATTTTCTTTTAGCTCTTCTTTCGATACCTGTTTGCCGCCGACCGCAACTGGAGGACCATAAGGCGGCACCATGTACCACTGGTCACCCTGATATTCGTACTTAGGTTGTGGGAGGTAACCATTCAGCCTGGCGACCATCAAATCTTCATCGATCGATTTCTGGGCACCTAGTGGGTCTGACCTTATTAGGTCAATAAGAGCCATCGACTCGTTCATGTTAGCGTTTAGACGACGGCCATGATGTAGCCGGTTGTTCATAAAGTTGACAGCTCGACGGCCTACAAACTGATTAAACTCATCTGATCCCTTTTTAAGGTTCCTCTTTTTAGCCTCCTCGGCTGCGCTGGTTATCATTGTATTAACGGTATACAAATCCTTCGCGGCTGCTTGCTTTCGCTTATCACTAAGCACTTGCTGGTTCGCCAAAAACTCTTGTCCCTCGCCCCTCATACCCGCGCCGAAACCCATCAAGGCGTTACCCACCTTTTGCCAACGGCTTGGTTTAGTGAGCTCTTGCATGGGACTCACGCTAGGCGGCGGGACTGATTGCATGGGGGGTGCTTCGTTCGACATCGGCGAAAGTGCTTGCACCAACTCAGCTTGTGGGTCTACAAAATTAGGTTCCATTAGAATATCCTCGAATAATCTACGGCTAAGTAGCCATCCTTAATACTCACCGCCTCTGGAGTTTTCTCAAGGACTTCAGTTGCGAGAACGCCAGCGCCGAACTTATGTCCCGTCAAACGCTCGCCCTCCGCGTTCCACTTCCATGAGTAAAGGTTGTGGCCGTTATGCTCGCCGAGCTTGCGGATGTCAGTCTTTAGGAGATGGTCAGATGCCGCTATTGCGGCTCCAATCCCTCCAGCAAGGTTGCCCGCTCCGCTTAACGCATCGGCTGCGGTATTCGTGATGCCAGGCAGACCCTTGAGGCTGGAGATATTTGAGCCTTCTCCGACCGTAAGGTTAGCTAGAAGTGCGGCAAGAGCCTCGTTAGAGGCTGCGTCTCCGCTCTGGGCTGCGTTAATCAGATTCACCAGGTTGCTAGCGTCACCGCCCAGTAGCGTCCCGAGCAGATCACCACTTTGTTGCCCAGCGACAGCGCCGGAAGTAGCCGCAATGTTGTCGGCGATCCTGTCGCCCACCCGCTGCCGGTTGGCTCCGAGCATAGCGCCAGTGTTAAAGCCGAGATCCCCGGCACGCTGCCCATACCTTTCCGAAACGCCCGCGATGTTTGTGCCCATCTGGTTACGCATTCGCGCTTGTCTAGACCCCAGATTAGAGAAGAGGTCGGCCATTGTGCCGGATGCTGTCATGCCCCGGTCTGCCACATTCGACAGCCGGTTAAATTGATTCTGGAAGTCCTGGGACGCGAGCCCTGCCGCATTCGCCTGAAGAGCCTTGAGGACGTTGCCGCCGCCTAACCCGCCCACTGATGCTGCGTTCCGCAAAACGCCGCGCTCGGTTTGTTCCCGTAAATATTTCTGTCCTGGCGACTCCTGGAAATTAGCGATCGCTCGGGCCTGGGCATCTGGGCCAAGAGCGCCAGTAAGCGCAGCTTGGAGTTGTTGCGCTTCGGCCCCACCCTCGGAGTAGCCACGCATTGCATCCGCCGCACGGTTGGTCTCCTGGATATCGAAGTCCCGTGAACCCATTTTTCGTTCACCTGTGACGGGATCTACCGATCCGCGGTAAGCATTAAGCAGCATCTGGATCGCTTCCTGTTTGCCGCCCTGATATCCCCCCATACCAGCATCGAAGCCCTGCCCCATCGCTTGTTCATATCCAGCAAGACCCGTAGCCGGGGTGTCACTGGGGATAGGGTCGAGTTGTGAAAGCGCACTCTCTTCTGCGGGGTCGATATCTTCTGCGACAGTCCCGCTACCAGCTTGCAGTCCCCCAGAAGTGCCGCTAAAAATCTTCTCGTCGCTCCCTGCTCCACCAACTCCAGCAACACCTCCGGGGTCTCTGATGTCTATCCCAACGCTGCCTTTATTAATTCCAGAGCCGTTTGGGTCGGTATACATGCCATTAGGATTTATTCCCGAGCCGTCATAACCGCCGTCATTGCTTGAAGTACGATCCTGCAACTGCAATTCTCCTTCGCCAACATAGCCACCACCAAGCAGATTTGGATCGCCTACTTCCAATCGATTATTGAACCCTCCAGCTTCCGACACAGGAAAGCCGCCACCCGTTTGAGGAAGGCCCCCTTCCCCCTGTTGTGGGGCGGAGCCTTGGGGGGGCCCGACATTTTGAGACTGTGCGGCCCTTACCCTTTCTTGAACTGCCTGACCCTGGGGACTGCCCAGGAGTGCATTAAACGCCCCGGCACCGCCTGTCTTGCCTAACTGACGCATTTGTTGCAGATTCAGACCAGCCACATTTGGAAGTCCAGTAATCGGCTGATTAGCAGCATTGCCCCGGTAGATTGGCTGAATTGGCCGTCCGTTAGCGTCGAAAGGGCGCGGAAGTCCGGTGCTGGTTTGATTAGCAGGATTGCCCCGGTAGACTGGCTGAACTGGCCGTCCGTTAGCGTCGAAGGGACCTTGATATCGATTTGTCCATCCTGTATTCAAAACTGTCATGCGTAGCCTCTCATCGACCTGAGTCGGTTCTGCTGTTCTGTTTGCCCTGGCGGGGTATATTGAAAATTGCCGCCAAATGGCAAGCCGGAGTAGCCGCCCCCCATCGCATTCGCGATCATCTGGTAGAACTCGGGTGAGCCTGGTGCCGGAACGCCCGTGTTATTTTCTGTCTCTGCCGCGGCAGCGTCTGCTGCCTCTGCCGCCTCAATAGAGGGGAGGCGCTGGGAAGCAAAGTCCATGTTCACATTCATAGGGTCTTTTCGCAGGATCGACATATCTGTCGGTAGACCAAGCAACGCCCGCTTGTACATTTCACTGCCAGCCAGCATGGTGTCCTGGACGCGACCCCTTCCCTCCTGGACGAGGCGCATCCGCTCCGGGATCGTCTTACTCAAAATGTCGAGGCCACGTTGCACCCCTGCCTGACGAGCCTCTATTCCCTGATTGAACAGATCAAACACCTTGCCCTCGGTTTCTTTTGTTCTTTTCTGAATCCACTCCCGAGCTTCTTTGTTATCTTCGCGCTGCCACTTGGCCGCTTTGTCGTCGTCACCACCAAAAAGTCTGCTAAAAAATCCCATTACACTAATATCCACCCTTTTGTTTTGTCCCCACCGATCGAAGCGTCCCTCTTGATGTAGAGGATGCTGCCCGCTGTCCCGGCGGTGTTCATGTACAGCGACTTCTGGACTGCGGAAACCGCTGCCTCTGGTGAGCCGCTGCCGCTCAATATTTGTAACCCCGTAATCTGCTGGAGCCACAACGTAAATTCTTTGTTCGATTGCCCCTCGTCATTCACGATGGGGTAGTTCGGAGAGGGGTTTATTATTTCAGCCAAAGTCAGCCTCCACCTTCACGATCGAAAACTTCGCCTTGTCCGACATGAGGAAACGCATAACGCACACCCGGTCGAACCATCCGTTCTTGCGCCATATCTGGCGCTTCTCTCTCTCGCCGACCTTGCCAATGTCCCTCGACTTCTCAGGACCAAACACGATCCCATCGCGTGACAATGACATTCGTAACTTAGGGTCTAAAGTAGTGCTGGTCGTGCCACCTGATTCTGTGGTCGCCTCAATCCTCGGTATGGAGAAACTGTCCCCCGCATTGGACAGAGGCTGAGTTGATACCCATCTCAGGATTTCACTGCCGTACTCGTCGTAGATGTCGAGGTCGCAGTGTCCGATCAGACCATCAAGTCGATCGCCCACGAGCATCCGGCCATAACCTCGGAGAATGTCCGAGCTGCGCCAGGCTACCTGGGCCGGGAACCCATCAGAATCAAATGTCCTGGTCTGCCGCTCGTGCCACCGCCCGTTCGTAAAATCGTAGACAATCGTCGTCGCGTTTAATTGCCAGCCAGCAAAACTCGAGCTCCGGTCTGCGTAGGACCAGCCATTCACATTCGCGAGCTCAGTGTCGCTCAACTGCTCGATCAGGTAGTCGATCGCCTCGTTTGAAATTTTCTCGTAGCCGTTCCCGGTGAAGTAGTAAACGCTCGCAGATTCCCGCTCCCCGCCGCCGATCATGGCGAAGCTGCCGCCAGCGTCCACTACGGAAAACGGCGCGTAGCATCCGGTTGGTATTGTTGATGCGGGGATCGCCTGGAACGGGAAGTCAGTCCCGCCAATGTTTTGGAATGCCTGGGTTGTCTCTGTGCCCAGGGCAAGCAGTCGCCCGCCCGTGACCTGGAGCGTCACGATCGAGTCTGGGTC